CTTTACCAATATTAAGACATGGGGCAAAGCGAATCCGGTGCTGCTATTTGAATCGGATGGCTACACCATTAAGGACCATATCCGGAAAAAATATCTGCAGAAGAGCAGGGAGGCTGCGGCCACAAAAGGTTTCGAGCTGCAGTCCTGGGTAACCAAGCAGTGTAATACATGGTACTCAGCAGAAGATAGGACGCTTTGCACCTTCGACGAGATGAAGGCCTGCGGTGTGCAGTATTCGTTTGAGGATGTTGTCGCTGCCGGCTACACCGACTGGTATCTTGGTTTCGACCTGGCCCAGGTGTTGGATTTAGCTTCCTGTTGGTTCGGCACTTATGTTGGCTTCTCCGAAGCTGGCGAACTTGTGGCCAAAGGGCTTCCGGCTGACCACTATAGATTATTCACACATGTGCTCAGCTGGATGCCGGCCGCCAAACTGCAGCAGCACATTTCCCTGGATAAATTCCAATACCGGGATTACTTGGACAGTGAATTGTTCCTGTGCAGCGGGGCTGGCGGTGAAAACATCGACACCCAGCAGATATATGAGCATGTCGAGCAGATACGTCAAAAGTACGAACTGCATTTTGTGACAGTCGCAGCGGATCCGTATAACGTGGCGGGTATCCAGGATTCCCTGGCTAATATCTGCGATACGTTCATCCTGCAGAACCAGAGCCCCAAAGCGCTGAGCCAATATATCGAAGCGCTAAGCCAGCACTGGAAAGACGGTATGGTGGCATACCACAAAGACCACGAAGACATACTGGAGAAGGCGATCACCAACAGCCTGCTGGTGCGAAACAACACGGGCTATTATTCCATAGAAAAAGTGAGCCTGAGAGCTGACAGTAATATACGCATTGATCCTGTTGACGCTATGCTGACCGGGTTTATTGCGGCATATATAGATTTTAATAAACGCGGGCCTTCCGGCGATGAGCTGGTAGACGACTGGCTGGATCTGTTGACTGAGAGGTGATGAAATGATCCAAGCGAGTGACGTAAAGGCGTATCTGCGAATTGATTACAATGATGACGATAATTTCATCGCCGACGTGATCCAGACCGGATACGACTATCTGGCAGATGCCATTGACGATTTTTCAGAACTGTATTCCGGGGACGAGGTATTCTCCCGCAAGGCTGACCTGTGGGTAAAGACACAGTGGTGCCCGCCCATGTATGACCAGCGTGAAGGGATGCTGACAGACAAGGATATAAAACTGAACTATGCGGCAAGGGCAATGCTGACACAGCTGCAGATGTATAGGGTGGAGGAAGAGACAAATGACGACGATTAAGATAACCGGCGAGGTTTGGGATCTGCAGGAACAGTGTGCAGCCGTGATTAACGCTAATGAAGACGTGGAACTGGTAATAAACAGCCCCGGCGGCGATGTATTTAACGGCCTGCAGATGGTTCATGCGATTCAGGACTGCCATTATAAAGTAACTGCAAAAATTGAGGTTATGGCTGCCAGTATTGCAGCGGTGATTGCGTTGGCCTGTGACGCTGTTCAGATTGACAAAAACAGCCTGCTGATGCTTCACAACTGCTGGACATTCACGGCCGGCAACAAAGAGGAGTTGCAGCAGGAGATTGATGCGATGGCTGCCATCGATACAATTATCCACAATATTGTGGAAGAGCACTGCTATGACGATTCCATCGGCGAGCGGATGGACAATGGCGACGTGTGGCTGACCGGTGAGGATGCTGCCGAACTGTTCGACATTGTGGAGTTGGTGGAAAAAGAACGGCACGAACTGGCTGCCTGCGCTTCCTTGGTGAAATTGGTCAAGCTGTCCAACATGCTGAACAAGACCAAAGAGGAAAAACCGGAAGAAGAGCCGCAGGAAGAACCGGAAACAGAAGAGCCTGCCGAAGATCCGGAAGAGGCTCCGGAAGAACCTGAGGCAGAACCGGAAGACCCGGAAGAAGAATCTGAGGAAGAAGAACCGACTCCGGATGAAGATGATCCGGAAAAGGAAAAGAAGGCAGAATACGTTGTACCGGAAGGACTGAAGGCGCTGCTGGATGAAGCCGCCAAACTGGGGTGATGCCTATGTTGGAGAAAATTAAAAATTATTTCCGGGGCGGTGCATACCAGAACACGCAGGACACAACCATCTTCCCGGTCTGGAATGGGAAGCGGGTGGCGGTTGATGCCGGCGGCGATCTCGTCTTCCTGACCTGCATGGAGATATTAGCCAAGAACGTGGCGCAGATCCGCTGGGGGCTATACGGTTCCGACAACAACGAAGTTGAGAATACCATGGCGATGTTCCAGAAGGTGTTGAACCTGCAGCCGTATCCGGGCATCAACGCATATGACTTTTGGCGCAACATGGAAGTGCAGAGGCTGGCATATGGAAATGCGTATGCCTATATATGCTATGACAAAGCCAGCCTGCTGAAATGCCTGGTGCCGCTCGATGCTGCGCAAATGCGGGTGTACCTGGATGACGCCAACATTCTGGAAGGCAGGCGCAAGATCATCTACGAATACACCGACCAGCCGACCGGCGGGAAGTTCACCATGCTGCCGGAAGAGATTCTGCATGTGAAGGCGTTCAGCAATGACGGTATTGTGGGACGTAAAGCCATAGCGGTACTGGGTGATACGCTGAAGAGCAATGCGGATGTGGAGAGCGCTCTGCGTTCCAATGTGACCAACGGATTTGACGGTACCATCCTGCTGACCTATACGTCCGACTTGAGCCAGGCAAAGCAGAAGACACTGCAGGCGCAGGTACAGTCACTGTTGTCCAACACGGCGAATAAGATACTGCCGTTGCCGGCGGGCATGAACGCAAGCAACATCAAGAATGATATCAAGACATATTACGATTCGCTGAAAAGCAGTAACGCTCAAGCTATCAGCGCCTTTTTCGGCATTCCGCTGGTACTGTTGAACATCGGTGGCGGTGCTGGTATGGCAACATTCTCAACCAACCAGCTGCAGCAGTTCTATAACGGCACTATTGCACCGATTGTGCGGCAGTATTCCAACGAACTGACCACGAAGCTGCTGACAGAGCGCCAGATGAACAAAGGATACCGTATGGATGATGCCAGCGATGTCTTTGACCGTCTGGACGCACAGAGCAAGGCCACTGTGCTGTGCGCTTACAAGGGCGCCGGAATTTTGAGTGCCAATGAGGCAAGAACAAGTTTGCAGTATCCGACCAAAGCGGGCGGCGACGAACTGGTCACCGTCGGTACGGGTGGCACGCTTGGCGACAATGCCGGTAAAAATGGTGGCGGAGATACAACGGAGGAGGGCTAACAATGGTTTTCGACAAGTATGTGGAGCTTGAAATCAATGGCAAGGTGCACAAGATGTGCTACCCGGTCAAGATGGTGTTTGAAGCGGAACGGCATCTGACGGATGGCAATTTGCTGGTACTGGTCAGTAAAGCGGCCAGCGGGGTACCGCCTACCGTCTACGACATGTTTGTTCTCATCAAATATGCGCTGATGGGTGGCGATCCGAAGCTGACCGAGGACGATGCGGAAGCGTTGTACCTGGATGCCATCAATGAGAAATCGCTGGTGGAGGTTTCCGGGCTTGCAATGGAAGCGCTGAAGAAATCCGGCGTGCTGGGCCAAGAAAAAAAAGCTCCGGCGGCTCCCAAGGCGTAAGTCCGGGGGAAAAGTCGTTCACGACTGCAGCCGCATTGCTTGAGGAACTGGAACCCATCGCTCTGGGTGAATTAAATCTGACGCCGGAACAGTTCGGCGGGTACACCATCATGGAGATAGACGCCATGTTTGATGGGTACGTCCGCCGGCAGGAACGGCTGGAAGATTTATTTATAGTTAATTGCGCCCTGCCGACCTACCGTGGCGCATACGGACGGAAGGCGCCCAGCTACAAACGGCTGACGGCCCACCGGAAGAAGCACAGCAAGGTTGGCAGTATTGACGAGGACACCCGGCAATATTGGCGCGAAATCCTTGAAGGAGGTAAAGCCCATGCTCAAGAGTGTGGAAATCCGGCAGGAGATTGACGAATTAACTGCCGACATCAAAGCAAAAATTGATTCCGAAACTGAAGTTACGGCTGACGAGCACGCACGGCTTCAGGAACTCATGGATGAGTACAAATCTGTTAAAGCTGCGGAAGATTCCGCCAAAAACATTGTAAAAGGAGAAAAAACTATGGACAAAGCAAAATTTAAAGCCGCTCTGAAATCCTTCCTGTGTGGCAAAAACGACGAACTGGTAAAAGAATACTTTGACACTGCTGCCGGCAACAACGGTGCTGTTACCGCTGATGGCGGCGCTCTGGTTCCTTCCGAACTGCTGGGCCTCGCTGAAAACAATGGCGTAGCCGCTGACCTGCGTAACATCTGCACCGTTATCCCGGTAAGCACCCGCACCGGTTCCGTACCGACCATTGACTACGGCCAGACCATGGTGCTGACCGCTTTCGACGAAAACAACGCTATCACTGAAAAGAAAGCTGCATTTGCTTCTGTACCGTTCACCCTGGCTTCCAAAGGCGCTATCGTTCCGGTATCCCGTGAACTGCTGTGGGATGCAAACAGCGACGTGCTGGCTGTTATTGGCAAACTGTTCAACAAAGTTTACATGAACACTGTAAACGGCGCTGTGCTGACCGCTGCTACCACCGGCCTGACCGCCATCACTGCTGCTACCGCAGCTGCTGCCATCGACAAAGTAAAAGAAGCTGTTATCGGTCTGCCTCTGGCTTCCGCTGGTAAAGCTCATGTTGTTATGAACCAGGCTACCTACGCAAAACTGGCCCTGGCTAAAGACGGTACCAACAACTACCTGCTGGCCCGTGACGCCAACAACGCTACCATTCCGATGATTGAAGGTGCACAGGTTATTGTTTGCGAAGCAAAAGACCTGGCTAACGACACCATCGTTGTCGGCGATTTCAGCGCTATCTACCATATCGAGAACCCGGGCCTGGAAATCATGTCCAGCGAAGAAGCCGGCTTTGCGAAGAACAGCGTGCTGGTTCGCATCATCGCCCGCTTCGCCGACATCAACACCTACGCTGGCGCGTTCGCCAAAATTACCATCAGCGCATAAGAGGTTAAATCATGTTCCACAGGAATCCCGGAAGGTTCCGGCACAAAATTACATTACTACGCCCATCTGCTCCGGTGCGTGACGAGCTGGGTGGTATCGCTGCCACGACATATGAAGCCGCGCTGACATTGTTCGCCATGGTCGAGCAGAAAAGCCAGACAAGGCAACAGTTCATCGGCGACTATGTGACCAGCGACACCCGGTACTTTGTTGTGCGGGACATCCGGAGCCTGTGCCCTGGCATTGATACAAGCTGGCGGCTGGTATATAAGGACTACACTTACCTGATCAACGAACTGACGCTGGTCAATGAGAGTAGTCCTTTTTATATCCAGATCACCGCGACGGCTGTCAACGGAGGTGGGGGAATCATATGATCTACAAGGTTCCGTTTGTTGCGATCAGCAAGGCGGTGTACGCCGTACTGTCCGACACCAACAACAACATTGGGCTGGAATGGTTTGACAATGCCGTCCCCATCAATGAAATTGAGGACTATTTCAAGAGCCAGGCTGAATTTGCGTATGGCATCTTTGGCGCGGCTGACGCCGACTGCACGCCGAACAAAACGGCGGCGGTATGGGACAGCACACTGCAGCTGGAGATCTACTCCAACTACAAAGGCCGCAAGGTCATCGCCCAGAAGCTGGAGGCGGTGCTGAACTACTTAAGTAGTGACGAAGGCACGGCGGCTGTGCAGGCCGCGCTCAACGCCGAGGGGTATGCGCTCGTCAGTATGACGGTGGGCGTGCTCCGGATTAGCCTGCCGATATACTCCGACAACGGGGTATGGCAGAGCGGCAGCACCAACATCAGTTTCCGGGTGAATCAATTATAAGTTAAATGAGGTGAAAATATGGCTGTAACTATTTCCGCAGCGAAGTATCCTGAATACTCCGCCGGCACCGGTATTTCCGGAAAAAGATTAGTCATGTACCTTAACTATGGTACTGACGCTACCGCAGCTAACCCTGTATGGACGCTGTTAGGCGGTCTGACTAGCAACTCCCTGTCAATTTCTGCCGAGACAAGTTCCCAGCAGACCAAAGAGAGTGGAATGTGGCCGAACGCTGCTATTACCAGCAAATCCTATGAGGTAAGCGCAGAAGTCATCATGCTACGCGACAACGAAGCGCAGGAAGCTATCGAACAGTTCATCATCGATGACGAGATTAGTAATGCTAAAAAGCTGCTGAACATTGCCATCGTGGATCTGGACAGCAAGGAATACTATGACCTGACGGTTGCTCCTACGGCGTGGGAAATCACGGCAGAAGCCGAAGACATGATTACCAAGAGCCTGACGGCGACTGGTTCCGGCGCCCCGGCAAAAAAGACCGGGTTTGTGGTACCGGCATAATTTATGGTGAGGAACGGGGTGCTGTAACGGTGCCCCGTTTTATTTGCATATGACGCTGGAAGAACTGAATTGCAAGATACAAGACTATATTGACCATGGTTATTATCAGGATGTGGCGGCGGCCGCAAGGGAAG